CATCAGAGCCATCGAAGTGCATAAGATGCTCGACGCCAAAATCGTTAATAGTTGCTGTTCCTGAAACATCAAGACCAGGTGCAGTAGCGTTTGAGAAATCTAGGTGGAATGAATTAGTACCGCTAAAATCTAATCCAGACGGATCAACTGGAACCCACACACCGTTGTCATCGTACTCACCAAAATCACTAGCGGCATACTCAGTGCCATCTATTACAATAAACTCAGCTAAGTAACCGTTATAGTAAACAGTTCCACCATACGAATCACGTCCAATGCTATACGGATGTGTGCTACCAAAAGCCCCGTCTGCTGTTAAATCCTGCCCTCTAGTTCCATAAGAACTGTCAAATGACGTAATGCGTGTTCCATTGACATAGAGCTTACTTTTATCGCCATTAGAGTTTGCGGTATTGCGGGAGAAGACTACATGCTGCCATGCCGTTAAATCTCTAAATCTTGCAGCATCTCCAGTATGTAGAGCTTCCGTACCATCTGTAGCTTGTACGTATAGTGACCCAAGACCGCCGCCTGTATATCGAATATCTTCACCACCACCACTACCACTTGGGCCGACAGCAATTACATAGTTGTTGCCGCCTGTGGGACTTACCGTGCTTGGTTTGGCCCAGAAAGAAACAGTGTACACTGTTCGACTGCTACCAGCGCCAGAAAAAGTTTTAGTCAAATAGTCAGCGGAGCCATCAAACCAAATAGCATTTTCGATGGTGTAGCCAGTATCAGCAGAAAAGGCACCAAAGCCTACAGCACTCATAGGCATTAAGAACATTAACTATCGTCCTTTGCATCAACAGTATAGAATATCTGCACTCCTACAAGTCTTGCATCAGCAGCATAAGTGTCATTAGTAGTATCACTGGCATCTCTAAATACATTAAAGAATGTAACGCCATCATCTGCTGCACCATTGATTGTTATTGCAGGAGTAGCAGAAGTTACCATTAAGTCGCCAGCAGTAGTTATGTTAGCATCTTGTATTACTTCTCCAGCATCACTCATTGCTGAGTTTAAGGCTGCATCATTTACTATGCACACTCCTTGTAATCCCCAAACGACATTACCTGAGTTAGCATCAGAATTAGTCCAGAAGAACCTAGCTGTAATTGTTCCAGCATTCCAAGACTTAGGAAACCCTACGTTAAATGTTGCTACTTCATCAGATGATCCAGGGTCAAAATCTAATACTGGTATTGTAGTATTAACTGAGCCACTATCAATTGATGCTACTGCTGCTGAAGGTGCATTGACTCCAATAGTCATAGAACTCGCTGGAACCCATATTGTATGTGTCCCTTGTACAACAGCAGCACTACCAATTAAGTTAGCAACTGTAACCTTGTTAGCTGCACTATCATTTGCATCATAGAATGGAACAAAGTCATTAGTCTGGTGAATAGATGTTTCAGTGGTTAGTCCATTGATATCAAGAGCTACTGTTCCCGTTGATGTAATAGTACCACCTGATAGTCCAGTACCAGCTACTACTTGTGTTACTGTTCCACCAGATCCCGGAACTATATTAGACCAAACTATTGCAGTAGTATTAAGTGTTCCACCAGTATTAGATGTGCAATGGAATATTTTATCGGCATTGTCATTGCCTTCTTGCACATGAATAATAGCTCCACAATGCTCATCATAAGTGTCATAAAGATCATCTCTTGCTGGACTAGACCCAGCGACATAGATCCCATTTTCTTCGGCATCAGATTGATTTTTTACGAGTACAAGATTTCCATCAGCTAATGTTACATTATCTATTACATCATCTACATTAAGCGCAGTTCCTATATTTGTAAGATTTGCAGTAGTAGCTGCCCTAACTGTTCCACGTTTAGCCAATCCAGCTAATAAGCCATCAACATAAGTTTTAGTAGTTAAATGTCCACCAGATGTGGGTGCTGCACCAGAAACATTTCCACTAAATGATCCACTAGTTCCTGATATAGCAGCGGTAGATGCGCCACCAATTATTGCACCATCAATAGTACCACCGTTAATATCAATAGTAGTACAGCCACCAAGGTTAGCCCATGTACCAGTAACACTTGGAGAATTAGCGAGTGTCACACCATTTCCGTTAATGGTTACTGAGTCTCCAGTAGCATCACCAAGAACAGTATTACCGTTAACTGTAAGGTTTGCAGTTGTAGCTGCGGCGGGACTAACACCACCAAGGATTCCATCTACATTGGAAGTAGTCAGAGTACTTATTGTGGCTGAAGTCTGAGAACCTCCAACTACTCCATTAATTGTAGGAGCAGTTAGTGTCTTATTAATAAGTACTTGTGAGCCAGAAAGTGTGGCTACTGTAGAATCAATAGCTAGTGTTGGATTTCCACTAACTCCATCTCCATTAGAAGCATCAATTCCCGTACCGCCAGTAATAGTTCTACTAGTAAATGCACCTGTAGCAGTCTTTGCCAGCATTCCTGTAGAAGAAAAGATGATGTCAAATAAATCTGAGCCGTCAATTAGTGTAACAATGTTTCCATTTGTCACATCAAGATCATAGGACAATATGGTAGTCGCTTGGGTATTGTCAGACGTATAAGTAGTCTGAACAACTCCATACCTATCACCTTGAATTACAAAGTCATTGGGATTGTATGCAGTATTTTGTGCATACGCTCCTTTAGCAGAAACATCGACACTAATTGACTTCCAGTAGGAGCTATTGGCCGTTCGATCAGCAGCAAATATACCAGTACTAGCTGTGGTATGTGCAACAAGCACTTCCCAGATAGTATCCGTATCAGTGTCTATATACCTACTTCCAACTGTAACTGCTAAGGCATTTTCCCAAGCACCTTTAACACTTCCAACGGCAATGTATCGTGCTAATAGTGCATCAATAATATGCCAGTTATTGTGTTCCTCGGTGTGCCAAGGAATTTTGTCAAAGTCAGTTAAGTTGAAGTTATAGTTAGTAGTGGTTGTATTTGCAGCCATAACTATTCCTTCAGCTTATACGTCAATCTCAGTCCCAACTACTTGAACATTCAGAGCTTGCATTGTTCGTGTTGCAACTGTGTATGTAACAGTATCACCAGCAGACAGATAATACTCAAACGGTGCCGGAGATACAGTCAGCAACGCAGTAGCGCCAGTTGGTGGAGCAGCAGTTTCTGGATTAACCATTAACGTACTATTGGAATGCAAATAACGATCCGCAGTCATATTACTTATAATCGCTACTGCTATTGCATTAACAGTAATGGTTAGATCACCATCAGCGTTTGAAGCATCTGATCGCCCTGACCACATGATCTTAACTTTAGCAGCTTTTCCCGACGGGACAGTGTAAACAGTAGTAGTTGCCGCAGTAGCTGTAGTAGCTTCTCCGAGAACTCCAATTTTATCAGCCATAATTAACTCCTATTAAAGTGATGCCCGACCTAGTGCTATATCCCTGGGCAAATCGCTAGGAGCCACAACATTGTGATGCCTAACAACTGCATCTTGCACTTCTGACTCGGACAAAAAGCCATAAAATGCTTTTGCTCCAGCAACACTTGTCCGTTGTTGGAGCGCAGAAATCTCGTCTTTAATCGTCAACATTTGCGCTCTAAACGTAGCCTTAGAGACTTTCGTATTATCAGCGGGAAATGTTGCATCAACTGCACTTGCCATTTTCTATCTCCTTGGCGAGCCTACGGAATAGGCCATTGTAATAGAAACAAACTTTAGGGCTTTCGTTGCATCACCAGACATACGAAGTTTCATTATTTTATAACGACTTGTCCATGCATACAACTGTTCTAGTCTTGTTGGCCGCCCTCCACCATAATCTTCACCAAACTCGTCAGCACCAAATCCAGGACTATCTCCACCCTCAAATACCATAGATAGTGTAGGATCAAGGACATCAACATCAAATCCTAAACTATCATCAAACTTTAACTCGTCTTCTTCCCAATCTTCTCCGAAGTCTTTCTTGTCTTTATATATATTATCCGTGAACATATTAGCAGTAAATTTATTGTCTCCAAGAGTATCGAAGTTAATGTACCTACTGGATTTAGTTAGGAATCTCTGCCCAGAGTCCGACCAAGGAAGTTCCCAGATAAACGGAATTGGTACTCCACTATCTGCTGTATCTGCTACTGGAGTAAATCCAGTGTAATCTTCGAATGGAAGATCGTCATCAAACATTTCTTCTGAGCCTTCACGATCTTTTCTTATTGGATCTTGCTCAGTTCCGTAAATAAATAGCTCAGTGCCACTAGAAAAGAACAGCCTCTTTAGTGCAGACCTACAGGCTGATGACCAGTTCCAATTTTTGAACTCATACCAAGCCTCGATCTTTAGAGTCTCATTTTTCTTAAATACAAATGTCCGAGTCTCTGTAGTGTTATCAACTAAATTGGCATTAGGAATCATCAACATATAGTCTCTCGCTTGGCTATCAAACACACTAAATGTTCTATCTTCCAAGGCCGCGGTACTAGTTAAGTTGTTGATATCTCTTTGTATTTCAGGATCAACCAACTGAGAGAATCTTTCTGGTCTTACTGATCCAGTAAACAATGCACGGTTGACGCTGCTAACTCCGATCTGATCAGCAAACAAAACATCTTCACCGATTGTCTGTATTACCCGATGAGATATTGCTCCATGTCCTTCAATTGCATCAGTAAATGTTGGGGTATGATCAGTATCCACAAATGTTCCCAATGATCCTGGCAAAATAGAATCATCAAAAAACACAAGTATGCTGTCTCGAAAACTACCTAGTCCTTTTATTACTGCACTTCCACTTGGAACTCGACTACCTAAGTCAAGTGATACTGAGTCATTAGGAGCGCCATCACCTACCCAAACACCAGATGTATCTGTAGAAGATATGTGGATACGATCTGGTGCTTCTGGATCACCAGCCATTACTAAATAGCGCCCATGAGCCAATAAGTATTTGGCTATTGGTGTGTTAGCATTAGATCCTGTAGCTGGGTCATTTAAATACTCGCAACTTAGGCCAGAGTTAATTATAAGAGGCTTATTGATTCCATTTGCTACTATCAATGAGCCACTAAATATTGCGAACGAGGCAGAAGTTAATCCAGTAGCCCATCCGTCAGGATTTCCTGGAAGGCCGTTGGCCCAAGCATCTGACCAAATATCGTATACATTTCCTGCACTATCAACTCTAACTAACTTCCCATTTTTACCTACACATATAATATTACCGGAGTAATATTCACAGGCTATAATGGCGTCTAGATGCTCGGAAGTATCAGCAAATAATTTGGTTCCATGCCTGACTGCATTTGATCCATCTTCATTCCGTTGCATGTTACGGAGAATCTTGGCAAACTTAGTTGTAAGATTCAGATCGTTATCAATAACATTCCATCCACCAGAGAAATCTCTAATGGTTGCGTCTAATAGATTATTAGATCGCTGTATTCTTCTATCTTTGGGGAATAGGAATGTATCAACCATTACGTTGGTAATTCAGTAAATGTGAAGCTGTTAGGTAGAGAAGTAACAGGATCAAGGCTAATAGGTGCAGCATTAAACAAGTTCTTCAACTGCTTAACTCTAGCTTCAAACATTAGCTGGAACTTTTGACTAGCATTAGGATTAGTGCCGTCATCTTCTAGATAATCAAACACTGCTCCAAGAATCAATGCCTGATCATCAAAGTCTATATAATCAGTACTAACAAATGTATCTGGCTTGGTTCTGTACTGGATTATGACTTTTCCGGTAGACGCTTTAGGCCATACCTGGAATACTCTTGATGTTTTATAGGTATCTCCCGAACCTAACGGCTCATAGTGAACAGGAGTTGTGCCACTTAATTCGAATGGATTTGTGGTAAGACCTGCTAACTTAGTGAGTGGCGTATTAGAATTCTCAGCAAATATAACTCTAATATCATCAAATCGTTTGATCTTAGTAGTTAGATCTGTAGTAGGGATTCCAAGCGTACCATCTAGAGTTAATTCTTCCCAAGACATAAACTGAGGCCAAAAGACTTCATCAAATAACACATCAAATTTATGCTGGATCATTTCAGCTATACGATCTTCTGCGTATACCTGAACACCAGTGCCCGCAACCATAGAAAGACGGTCAGCGGTTCTAGTTACTAATTGTGATAATGTTTCCATAATTAAGTGGGCGGGAATGGAAGGGGAGGCTAAACATCCCCGCCCTGCCTAATTAGCCGTTATACTGCTCAACACCGTGAAGATCAGCGGTGTCTACGTTGTAACGAACCTCATAGGCATTGCTGCCATCACAATCTGTAGTAACAAGGATAGTCCCTCGCGGGTCTTCCGTTGTTGCAGTTTGTGGGTCGGTATCAGGTCCAGCTACAAACGTGAGCGGTTCTACCGTGACGAAGTAGTTAGCAGCACCACCACTAGGAGTACTATCGGGAGAAATCCCCATAGCACCATACTTAGCGACAGTACTAGTTGCTTGATCATCGTCTGTAGTTGCTACGTCACTATCTACAGTTGCAACTCCAGAGGAGCCAGCAATTACGATAGAGAGTCCAGCAACATCCGTAGAACCAACTACAACAGTAGCAGTTGAAGTTCCCGAAGTAGCAGTAGTAACTACTGAATTAACTCCAGTAATTTGTCCAGCTACCGGCGAGGGAACCACGCAATCGGTTCCAGCGGCGAATCGAGTTGCATCTACTTCAACAGCAACTTCTACTGGATCAACAGGCATACTTACATCGTTCTCGGTGTAAGAAAGAATCTTCTGGGCCTTATAAGGAAGACCAAGACGATCTGACCAACCGATATCAGCAGTATCACTGGCTGCTCCAGAAGCAATAGCCATGGAATCAACGTACTTAAACGCCTTATTGCCATGAATAACAGTAGTCCCGGAGAGGGTAAGAGTCTCTTTCATCCGTTGACCAAGATAGTCACGACCAGAAATCGTGCATACATGGTTTGAACCACCGGAACCCGTAGCAGTAAGACAACGCCCATAAGTAGCGTCGATCATGCCAGAAGTTGAGGTTAGTGACGTAGAACTACCATCAAAGGTATTCTTAAAATCGGAACTTGTATAAGAAGTGTCACTATTAGTAGCACTTACTCCATCCCAGATGCCGTCAGCATCAGCAGCAGCCGGACTTCCGAGTGCTACAATATGCACATCACCTACTACATCAGCGGCATATTCCATGTTAGGAACATACTGGCTAATAGAACGTGGGTGATAATCTTGAGTGACCCTAGACATAATTATTCTCCATTATCTGCGGTCTGTATGACTGATGGACGAGTCTTTCGTCCACGACTAGTTAGTTGTTCCGATCTAGACTTAAGAGAAGTCTGACCTGTACTTCCAACGACATCGCCGCTGTCCATATCAATCAGGTCAGCACTCTTATCGAAACCAAGGCGCTTTAGTTCTGGTTCATCGCGTACACGGATAGAAGCTCCGTTAGGAAAGTAGACCATCCAGCCAGCATCTTCTTTTACTATTTCAGATTCGAAGCCGCCCGAAGGTTTACCTTTATCGTCAACACACATCTTAAAGATTTCGTGTTCAACTTTGCCTTCTAGTTTGTGTACTTCATAACGAGGTCTAATATTTGACATCCCCTTCAACCTCCATATTACGAGTTAATAAGAACTGCATGGGTGCGGAAAGCCTTCCACAAGCACCACTGACCTTGCCAAACAATCCGGCGACCATGAGCATCAATCGTCCAAGGAGCAACTAGCTCTTTTACCTTCATGTTGACATGCTTCAGAATGTGCAAGCGAATGTACTTGCTGTTAATGAAGTAAGCCTTGTTAACAGGGCAATCCTCATCGTAAAGCATTGGAATTGCTTGGTGTTTTACGCCAGCAAATCCCAAGTCCATCATCTTCTTGCCAGAATTAGATTCGGACAAGTTGATAACAACTTTATCCCGCACTGCGGTACGATAGTGCCGATAGAGATTACGGCCACAAAGGATCAAGTCAGGCTTGTCTCCTTTAAGCGTCAAATCCATGAGCATATCATCAAAGGCTTCTTCAATGTTCGTTGAGTCCAAGTTACCATTGAAGTCATAAGCCGATGTGCGCCACTGGCTTTCGTTAGCACGATTGATATTACCAACCGTACCTGTCGTCGGATCATCTGGAACTAGCGTAGAAATACCATTTGGGTCCGTACCAGCAGAAGAACCATAAAGATAAGCACTGAACTTCTCTTTAATTGACTCTTCCAAGACATCAATCTTGGCTTTCATCAATTTAAAGATTTCAGCCGTACCACGGTTCTCATCTTCTTCTTGGTCGGAGATTACTACAGAACCAGCAACACGCGACCAGTTATAAGTAACTGTGTCGAATTCGCTAGTTTGAGCAATCGGCAGTTCGTCGTAGTATTCGTACGACGAAATGTTTGGGTTACGTCCGAGAGTCAACGGATTCGTGATCTCGTGACCACCATCTTCAAACTCCACCCGATTGTTCGCAAAAGCCCACGCCATAAGAGCGTTAGACTTAATAGAAGCCATGATCAGCTTCTT